CAACCTTTGAAGCTCAAGTATCAATTAATAAAAATCGTTTGTAAAATGAAAAAATCTGTTGAAATCAGACAAGAGCTTAGTGGATTTGTAAGCTCGCAGGAAGCTCTTTTGGCAACTGCACAAAAAGAAAATCGAGATTTAAATGAAGCGGAAACTAAGTCGTTTAATGATTTGCAAAAGCAAATTGATGAAAAAAGATCTGCTTTAGAAATCGCTGAAAAAATGGAAGAAAACCAGCGTGATTTTGGTATTGTTAAACCTGGTAAATCTGTTAGTTCAGAAGACGGAAAGGATGGTGAGCAAAGAGAAATCGAAAAACTTCAAACACGTTTTAATATCGGTACAGCTATTAGAATGGCTGGATCAGGAAAATGGGAAGGTGCGGAAAAAGAAGTGCATGATTTAGGGGTTTCTGAAATGCGTGCATCTAATAAAGATGTTGCTGATCATTCTTTTATTATGCCTGCTACAATGGTTCGTGCTTCAGCTCAAACAGTTTCTGAAGATAGTGGTAATTATGGAGGTAAATTAGTACAGCCACAAGCTCCAAGAGTAGTAGAATCATTTATTCCTAAATTATTTATTGAGGAATTAGGTGCTACTGTTTTAACAGGGCTTTCAGGTGGGAAATTGCCTTTGCCTGTGCCTGCAAACTATGCTTTTTCATGGTACAATGAAACCGAGGAAGCTACTTCTCAAAAAGCGACTATTACCGGTCCTGAATTAGACCCAAAAAGAGCGGCGGCTGTTGTGTTGATTTCAAACAGATTGCTTAATAATTCTTCTGTTGATGCTCAGACAATGGTTATGAATAATCTTAGAAATGCAGCAGGTAGAGCTTTAAATGATGCTTCAATTAATGGTTTAGGTGTTAAAGATCCTTTAGGGTTATTAAATATGTCAGGTTTAGGTGCTGGAAGTTCTACGGCGGCGGCAACTCCAACGTGGGCGTTAATCAATGAGTTAAAAGGAAAAATTCAAGCAGCAGATTCTACAGAAGTATCTTTAGGTTATTTGCTTGATCCTACATTGATGGCATTATTAGAGACTATTCAAAAAGGAACTGGTGCTGGTTTTATTGCTGAAAATGGTAAAATAGGTGGTATTAAATCAGTAGCAACTTCTTTAGTGAAAACTATTGCAGGAACGCCTGAATTACATACTGCAATTTTTGGAGATTTTAGCCAACTGTTTGTTGGACAATGGGGCGGTATTGCTTTTGTTGTTGATCCATTAACTGCAGCAGGAGCAAACAGCGTAAAAGTTGTTGTTAATATGGAAGCGGATGTTCAAGTGGCAAACAAAAAAGCTTTCGCAGTAAATAGTTTCTTCAAAACAGTTTAATCAGTTTTAAAATAATCTGCATGCGTAAAGTTTGCAGATTATTTGTTAAACATAAAACTTAATAAAAAATGAAAAAAATTTGGTTAATCGCATTGCTTCCTTTGGCAAGATTTGATCTTCCATTTCGTGAAGGTCATGAATTTGAAATTGAAGAAAATAAAGGAAAAGAAATTGTTGACTTAGGCTATGCTAAAGAAAAAGAAGATGCTGAACAGGAAGCTAAAGCAAAGGCAGAAGCAGAAGCGAAAGCAAAGGCGGAAGCAGAAGCAAAAGCTAAACAGGAAGCCGAGGAAAAAGCTAAAGCTGAACAGGAAGCTAAAGCAAAGGCAGAAGCAGAAGCTAAATCAAAGGCGGAAGCAGAAGCAAAAGCTAAACAGGAAGCTAAAGCAAAGGCAGAAGCAGAAGCAAAAGCTAAACAGGAAGTCGAGGAAAAAGCTAAAGCTGAACAGGAAGCTAAAGAAACAAAGCCTACGAAGTAATTTAAACCTCTAATTGTTTAAAAAAAATGGTTACCGATAGTTATTATAAAAATCAAGCAGTTACAGTATGTGTAACACTTGCACAGGCGAAAAAACATCTAAAGCTAAGAGTTGGAGAAAGTTCAGAAGATGAATTGATTCAAGGTTATATTGATTCAGCTAAAGAAGACAGACAAAACTACATAAATCGTTCAATCGATACACGTGATTTTGTTATGGAAGTTTCGCAGTTCGAAACTGTAAATTTTGCTGTTAATTATGATAACGACGAAGTAACAAGTGTAAAATACTATAAACAGGGCGAAACCGAACTAACTACGCTTGACGCTGATAGTTATAAAGTTCGTCCTGGAATGGTAGTAGGAACAAAAACAATTACGTTTAAAAACCCGCCTTTAACAGAAAAGCGAGACGATGCAGTGATTATTACTGTAAAACAAGGTTGGGTAACGGCACAAGTTCCAGCACCGTTAAAACAATCAATGTTGTTGCTTATTGGAGATCAATACGAGCGTCGTGAAGATCGTGCAGAAATAGGTTATAACCGTGCGGCTGATGCTTTATGTAGAGCGTACAGAAAATATTAATGTTATG